TGGATCTTCTCCTCCAGCGTCTTGTAGATCTCCATCACTTCTGTTATCTGCATTGATCTTGTCATTGGCTTCCTCTTCTGTGTAGTCGCGTTCCTTGCGTGGCTTACTGCCACCGAGGAAGTTAATCAAATTGTTTAGTGCTCTGTTCACTCTCATACGTGCTGCATCTTCTGTGATGTCCAGTTCCTTAGCAAAGGTCTTGTTATCACAGCCATCGCCGTAACGTAGAAAGATAATACTCTTCTGTTCACTGGTTAGTTTCTCAAGTCCCCAGTCAATATCAGCCATCATGGCAAACCAATTGCCTCCCTCGGAGGCTACCTTCTTGCCTGAGACAAAGCCTAGTTCGACCACTGCTGGTGCTACTAGATCACCTCTGATGACTGCTGGTAACAATGCTTCAACGAGTTCCTTATCGTAGTAGTAGTTGTCCTCTACACGATAGCCACCCATCTGTGCCTTCTGTTTCTGGCAGTAATCCTTAGCAGCGTTACGCAGTGACCTAGCAATTAGTTTTATAGACTGCTTGCCCTCTAACTGTTCCCATGTATTCACCTTGTTAGGATGCTCAAGGAACCATACCCACAACTCTTGACGAACATCATCAACGTCAACGATCTTGTATTTACGAGCGAATTCGTAAGCAATAGCACTCACAATTCCATCGTATCTTTCGATTACCATTTGAATGTTTTACCATCCACTGTGAATGAGTTGTTGATGATAGGGACAAGTTGAGGAGTTACATTCTTCCCATCAACATGTAAGATACCAAAGCCTTGTTGCCATGTGAATAGCCCAGCCTTGATGTATTTTGCATTACGATAATCCATGAGGTTTCCGAGTTCCATACCCCAGATAGTCTTAGGCTTACCACCACGATAGGTCTGAGTCTGATGTGTCAAACCCATGCGATGCGTGTGACCACAGACTACGGACATGCCTGAGCGTTTCGCTAAACCCAACGCAGTGGCTCCTGCAGTAGGTTGTACGTTGCCCTCATCACCATGCATAAGCAACCAGCCTGGGGCTAGTTCGTATGGATCTGTGTGGTACTTGATCTCAAGTTCACTGAGTCCAAGGAAGTTTTCTAGTTGTAACTCAGGAAGTCCAAGCAATCCTGGAGCACGCATAGCAACTGTGTTAAATAATCTATCAGTATGGTTGCTACGAATCATATGCTCAACGGTTAAGTCATAGAGCACTTGACGAGTAAGATCACGGTCACGTCCAATAGAGCGTTCAAACTCTAGTTCAGTCCCCTTACTCCATTTCGAGATGGTCTGCATATCCATTTCATCACCGCAGGATACTACAGTCTCAGGTTGATACCACTGAATGAACTTTGCCACTGCCTTCGTGGCCTCTACATCGTGATATGGAACCTGCAAATCAGATATGCAAACTATGTTTTTCATTTCTTTTTGGTCGCCTTCTTCACTGTTGGTTTCTTGGCGCGTCGCTTGTTTTCTTTAGCAACATTCTTGCTCTTAGAGATAGTGGTCAGGTTAGACATTCTATCGTCGCCTGCTCTACCCTTGTGGTTCTTGTGATCTACTTCTGTTCCTCTTGGGAGGGTTTTTCCTGTGGCCTTTTCGTAATCAACTCGAGCCTTATTGCTAGAAGTCGTAACCACTTTGCCATCTTTAGTCCTCTTCTTAATCACATAGATTGGTCGTCCACCGTTTTGTTCGCTACCTTTGTAAGGTCCGAAGATACGTTTGATTGTTTTTTTGATTGACTTTTTCATTCTGCTGGCCATTTACCTTTCAGTACCATTAGTGCGATGATTGAATAGTTGGCTAAGTCAGCAAAGGAATCCTCAAGAGATTCATTCTGTGCATCCTTGCCAGTGTCAATGAGATTGTTGATACGTGCCACCTTGTCCCACATACGAACACGGAGGCCATTGAGTGGGCCTCCAGGACTTTGTGAGATATTCTTTGGGCCGTAGTCGGCATGCTTCTTGATGAGTAGGTTGGTCAGTGTGTCACTGATCTCCCAGATGTCTAACTCAAAATTGGTTGGACCAATATCATCAAACTTGTACTCACCTACTTTAGTAGGCGGTTCAAACTTGTATTCATCAGTCATTAACTTTTTTACTTGCTTAATCTTTTTCATCGCCATCTTTCTTGAGTAGTCTTTCTATGTCGCTCATCATGTCATTCATCTCAGAGGCAACGACTGTCTCCTCAACGAATTCTTCTAGGTCTCCCTCACTTGCATTGACCATCATGAGGGTTGCATCTTGGACAATAGTCCATGCATCATCAAGATCACCATTGTTCACAGTGTCGTTGAGAAGGCTCAAAAACGTATATAAATCAAAGGAAAAACGCTTATTTAGGCGTACTTGCCAACCAAATTCGATGCCACAGTGATCCATAAACTCGAAGATATCTGCCGTTGCAAACGAGCACTTATCTTCACATCTAAACACGCCGTTTTTATCAGGCATTAACATTAGGCACTCGCAATCTTTTGTTGGAAATATTCTACACCATTTGTCCGATATATGCTGTTTACATCCTCGCCCTCGGGCATGTTGACGATGGTCAAGTTAGGTAACTCCTTAGCAAGAGACTTACCAAACTCAGCACCAGCATTATCCCCATCAGCAAATAGAAATACTTTCTCAAAGTCCGAGAGGAGTCTGGTGTAGTGCTTCTTCCAGTTGTTGACTCCAGGGACCCCCACCGCAGGTATCCCGCAAACAGCATCAAGCGTAATCGTGTCAATCTCACCCTCGCAGATAGAAATATATGAGGACGCTTTGAAGAATGCACCCACGTTGTAGAGATGCGTTGTTGCCCCAGTGATGCCCATGTACTTTGGTTCTGAGTGGTCCATCGCACGGAATCTAAGGTCAACCACCCCCGAACGCGTAAGATACGGAATCGCCAAGCGATTGATATAGGCTTCATGACCCGTGAGCGGCTCTAGCACGACGCCCAAGCGCATCCGCTGGGCTTGCTCCAGAGAGATCCCCCGTTCTGCGAGGTAGTCCTCCGCTTCGTGCAGTGCGCTGTGGTAAAACTTTGCCGCTCTGGTCAAAGATTCTCTTTGCAAGTGTGATTGCTTCACGAAAATTCACTCCTTCTTTCTGCATAATGATAGCATACGCATCGCCTTTGTACTGGCAACCATGACACTTAAAGATGTTCTCTTTGAGGTGCACTGCTGCTGACGCATGTGAATCATCGTGGAATGGGCATTTGAGTTTAGCCCAACCACTACGGGTAGGAACCTGAGCACCATAGTACTCAAGAATTGTTGTTATATCTGGCTTATCTTGGCTCATCTTTCATCGCCTTCTTTAGTAACTCTAAATACACTGACCCAGGCATTGTAGCATACCAATCAGCAGGAGATGACTTACCTTTGCGCTTGTGCCATACCACGCCAGTCCATGCCTTAGCATGAATCATCTCAACTCGTAACTCTTCTAGCCAACCAGAGAGAGCCATCTTTGCATGGTCTTTAACTTCGATGCAGACACCATTGACACCAGCGATATCGCCCTTATCCTCTTGCGCCCCTGCTAAACGCCTTTCAGCGTATGGGAATCCGTTCTCAATTAGATAAGTGACAATATCTCTTTCGGCCTTAGATCCTTTGGCCTTTGCTGCGTTGCTCATTAGTACCAACCATGTCTGTTATGGAACTTCAACGCCTTGGTAGGCGTGCCATAGCGGTGCTTAATATATTTCAATCCCAAGTCAATCTGCTTTATCAATGGAGTTTTTGGATCCATTTTGAGCAGTTGAGGTATGCCATAGGCAGTAGATCGAGGATTATCTGCTGTGTAATCCCAGCGTGACTCGATGTACCATAGTTCATCTAAAGCCTTCCACTCTTTAATGCTCTTGAACTGTGCCATGACTTTCATCTTAGCAACGTCCTTGGCAATTAACTTCATCTCCCTCATCGCTGGGTTAGCGCATCGGTAGACGATCTCTTCTTCAATTTGAATAATCTTCTTTTGCAAAGTAAGAGCACCCACAGTATGGGGCAGTGTACCCACAAAGACCACAAAAATCATCAAGAATATGTATGTTCTTAGTTTCATCTTTACTCCTCAGTTGGGGCAGTTGCCTGTGTTCCACAGTCAGCGCACTCCATATCTAGAAAGTACATTCCTATCGTACCATCTGCTTCAAATGTTACTTTAAGATTCCAAACGAAACACCCACATACGCATACAGTGGTGGGTTCACCTCTGATATCCATAGCCCTTGAGTAGTCAGGTTTCAAATCATTGATGTGCTTCATTGTACCCGTTCAGGTATATCTGAGACATCCATAAATTCGGGATTGAACTGCAACCAAAAAGCCGTATCCCCAGTTGGATCTGCCTTACCATAGCGGTTCTTAACGGGCGCTACCGCGAGGTAGCCTGGTGCGTTAGTTCCCACTGTACAGATAAGTGCAGGCAACTGCGCCACCATGCCCTGCAAAGCAGAGCGAGGTTGGCACGGGTTCCCCATATACGACTCTTTGGTATGATGCAGTATCAATACCGCAGCGTTGGTATCTCTTGCGAGATATTTCAACTCTTTGATTGTGGAACGCATGTTAGCAAACTCTTCTCCCCCGTCATTGGAGATATCCATAAGGTTATCAACAACTATGAGAGTCGGCGAACAGCCCCACAATTCCTCGAATGCTTCTACCTCTTGATCGAGATCTGCCAGCGTAGGTGCTGACTCAAACGACCAGAAGATATGCCCCGAGGAATCATTAATTGTTTTACGACTACCCTCAATATCTTCGTTGAGCATGTGCTCAGCATCAGACTGGGACTTGCTGGTAATCATAGATAGCAGACGCATAGCCATTGTGTGAGCGTTTGTG